TTAAAATTCTCCTTTTATCCTAAAACCTATCCAACATCTTACGGTCTTGCCCCCCATTTTTGCGTTCTTATTTTCAAAATTCAGTTCATTCATCCTTTGCGTAAACGAATTCCTAGCCAGAGGTTTGTAGCCTGAATCCTGACAATAGAACTTGTAGGCTGGGTAGACGTCCCTAACAGGAACTTTGAAGTCTTCACCAAGTTCACACTCATCTTCAAGGAACATAGCTACGACATCGTTGCCTTTTTCCCATTTCTCGACACTTGACCTCATGCTGGCACTAATACTGAAATCTCTCTTACTTAAGGCCTTTCTAAGCCCCTCCATCGCTCTGTTAAAGATACCAGGCACCTCACTCATAATCTTATCTAGGGGGTATTTTGCCTTAACCTCCTGCGTTAAAACCTTATCCATTTCAAGGATCATCATGCGGCGCTTAAGTCCTCCACTGAAATCTCGCATAGGTGGGAGCTCATTCATGGCAAAAGACAGCTTGGCATAATTGTAAAAGTTAATCGGCTCTTTATTTTTACGGTCTGCGTGGATAGTATCCTCTCCCGTCAACATTTTAAGCGTTGCGCCATCTGCTAAGTATTGAGGTTTAGCATCGGTATCGAAGTTGGCGGTCTTTCGATATAAGCCGATGTTTGCAAAGCGTTCTTGCATCAGGTACTGCAGTGTCACGGCTGAATAATTATCAGCACCTATCATTTCACGTAAAATATTAATCAGTGTTGATTTGCCAGTACCGCCGCTGCCGTAGATGAATAGCATCTTCTGAATAGTGTATTCACGATAAAAGTTATAGCCGAACCACTCAAAGATGAAATCTATATTTTCAGCTCCGACGGTCTCTCTAAGAAAACCCTCAAAGGTTTCACAGGTCGCCTCAGGGTCATAGACAACGGGATGGCTTGACCTTGCATGCAATTCGGGATCAAACTTAGTCTTAAAGCTGTTATCCCTAAGGTCATAGACTCCGTTCGCTAGCACTATCTTATTAAGATCACTCTCGGTAAACACTTCACTTGAAAAAGCCTGTGCTTTAATCGCTACGACGGTTTCGCTAATGTGCCTAATCTTAGTAATTTTACCGAGTTTCTTAGTTGAGATATAACTCTTCAAATACTCCTCTGCATTTGGCAACCAGATACCTTTTTTAGCGTCGTAGCGTAAAAATTCTAAGCCGTCCCAATAAATCGGAACCTCCTTAATAATCTGCGTTGCTAGCAAATAACTATTGACCTCAGGTTCACCCCTCTCATCAATTTCAAGCCAGCTTCTGTCATCTTCGACTGGTAACTCTTCATCGAAATCGCCTAAAGCCTCCGCCATTAGATAGTCTTTAATTTCGGGTAAGTCAGAGACAAAAGCATTCATCGCTTTACTTGACGGTAGCTTATTAGTAGGAGTATTATCTTTAGCCTCGCTATCTTGCTCTCCGAATTTATGGATACGAACAAGGTCGTATGCATTTACAAGCGTATCCCCCAAGGGATCTGTCCCGTGATGACTATAAGCGAAGACATCATCATAGATGACTAAGCCATTTGCGGTTGAACCCTCAGTGTAGGTGTACCTATCAGGAGTCGTTCCTTCTTCATAAACCTCAGGTAAGAACGTTGCAATGGCCTGTCTAATGTCATAGTTACGACAAAAGGCTCCAATAAGTCCTTTTTTACTAAGCGGGTCACCTTGTTTTTTAGCTTCGCGCTGTCTTTTAACAGTGTGCGTCGGGCTTTCTGGCCAGAAGCTTGAGTCATGCCAGTCTGGGTATGTATCAAGCACCTCATCAACACTTAGAAAAGCCTCGTCGTTATATTTAAACGTAAAGTCAGCATCTCTTGAGTGGCTCGGCCAGAACATCAAGCGTACACTTTGATAAGTCGTGTCATCAAAGTTTGACATGCCTAGTTGATTAGCCAAATATCTAGCGACTGGCTCATATTCATCAGGCATCATTAAACGGTCTGTAGGGATAATAAGACGGTACTTAGCAGCTTTTTTTGAGTGGCTGTGAGTACTGTAGAGTACGTAGGCATAATCCGCAAGCAGGTCTAGCCTATCTAAGAAATCTTTACTTGGGCTATCTGCGTCAAGCGCAACCAAGGACCTACTTTGAACGTTTTCATTTTTCCGTTTACCTTGCTTTAGCCATCCACCGACAAAGCCCCCTACGTCTTTTGCTTGCCCTTTTTCTGCTCGAGACATCTTCTGGTACTCCGCAAACGTCTCTTGGGTGACTGTAGGTTTCTTTAACCTCTCAACCAGCTCCTGCCAAGTTAGCGTGATATTTTTCCATGTCTTAGCTGTTCGCGAACTACCTGTTGCGATATGAAGCTCTTGCAGGGGAGAAGACTTTACTATTAGTTTTTCTTGCTTCATCTATCTAATCCTTCATATAATGCTTTGTTATGTAGCCTTCGCTATTTAAAGGAAGACCCTCCGCCCATTCAGGGGCCTGAGCCATCAAATCATTAACCTCTTCGATTGTCAGGTCTGAGCCTTCGATAATAGCCTCATCATGGACGTGGAAAACAACACCATGGCCTGCAGCTTCAATTCTCAGAAGCGCTTCGGCTAGAATATCCCTAGCTGTCGCCTGAACGATATTTTCGACAAGCTTACCGCCGTAAGTCTCTTGCGCTGTGAAATAGGCCTTGTCTCCTTGGCCCTCATAGACGATTTTGTCTCCATAGTCGCCCGGCTCAACCTTGGCTCTTGCATAAGCTAAGTTCCTACCGCTAGGCAATGTTATAAAGAGGAAACCTTTACGGTATCTAAATCGTAGTTTTCCAAGTTTTATTGGTGCTCTCGATTTGATAGCTTTGATGGCGGCTCTCTGCACATCTTTCCAAAATTGGACGATTTTCTTATTGGCCCTGCGCCAGTCATCAACTAGCCCTTGGAGCTCCTCTTCCTTGACTCCCATATTTAGAGCTCCCATCTGCTTGAGCGCTCCAGGACCTCCTTGATAGCCAAGTGCTAACTCTGAAATTTTGCCCTTTTGGCGTAGTTCCTTGTCGATCTCCTCAATTGGAATTCCGAACATCTGACTGGCAGACGCCTCATAGATTTTCCCGTGCGTCGAAAACACGTCAAGCCTCCACTGCTCTCCAGCAAACCATGCAATCACCCTAGCCTCAATCGCTGAGAAGTCAGAGACATAGAAGGTACAGCCATCTTTAGCCACGAGTGCCGTTCGCACGAGCTGCTTTAAAGTGTCATTAAGGCTATCGTATAAAATCTCCACAGCATCAATATCACGCTTTTTAACATACCCTCTAGCATCATCTAGATCCTTTATATAATTCCTAGCTAAATTCTGTACTTGGACAACTCTGCCCGCCCATCTTCCTGTCCGGCTAGCCCCGTAAAACTGAAGTAGCCCATGAACTCGTCCGTCTGAGCACATAGCTCTTTCCATAGCTTCATATTTTTTTAGACTTGACATCGCGGTTTGTAGTTTAAGTTCTAAAACTCTCTTAAGCTCTCCTTCGGCCGTCTTAAGTTCCTGTTCAACATCTGCTTTAGTCAGCCCGTTAGCCGAATAACCGTGTTCTTTTAGCCACGGTAGCAGCTGAGCTCTACTGTTTGGGTTAGCAAGTCCTGTTAGTGCTTTTAGTTCACCAGACAAACTTTCCATCTTAACATCTTTACAATACAAAGCCGAAGCAACTAACTCTTTATCAAGTGCCACGCCTCTGTCGTTGATTCTCTGATCACAGGCGTAGTAATCCCATTCACGGTCGTGCACAGGAACTGACTCTAGTTTTTCGGCAATTGCCATCTCAACAACAACGTCTTGTACACAGTAGTCAATGAACATTTGCCATTTTTCGGGGGCGTGTTCTGGTAAATTTCTAGTTCTCCCACCATTAGCTTTACTTGGTTTGCAAGGCAGGGAAAAGTATCTGATTAAGTTTTTACCCGAGGTATCTTTTTCCTGCGCTAATTTTAAATACAGCGCACACTTTTCCAAGCTTGAAGGCAGACCCAACTCTTGGGACAGCACCATGGTGCATTGCCATTGGCAAGGATCTAGATAGTAAGGTAGGCCGAGGTAACGACTGAGACAAACTCTTTCGAATTGGGCATTAAAGGCGTGCTTTCGGACTTTATCATCAAATAACATATCTTTGATGTCTTCAGGTAGAGACTGCCTTGTCAAATCAAGGCACTCTACTTCTCCGCCATCTATAGAGTAAGCGAAAAGTAAAATCTCAAAATCTTCTGCGTCAGCGTACTTGTAAACCCCATTTTTGATGTCATTCGAACTATAGGTTTCAATATCAATATTTAAATGTCGCATACCTCTCCTTTAAAAATGAGGAGCCTCTAAAGAGGCCCTCTACTATAAAATGTCGTCTTCGTCCTCTTCTTCGTTCCACTCGTCAAAGTCTGCATCAGCTGACGAACGACCGCCAAGGTAATCACCTTTAGCAACAATCTGAACATTATTCAGACCACAAGAGATGCCTTTATTTCCCGCTGTGTTGTAAGCATAGGCATTAAGTGATACGCGAGCATAGACGCCAGAGTAAACTTCATCCGCGGAGTCAACGGGGTTTTTATACTTGTCAATGATCTGTGGCTTAGTTTTGCTTGAGATTGACATAAACATGTGACCAGCATATTCAGGATGCTCTTCGGTATCCATTTCTTCGTCGCCGTCACGAAGCGTTGTCTTAGCACGCTCCCATTTAACCCCTTTGAGTTTATTGTCCTTGGCAGCTTCATAAGCAGCTTTCTGCGCGTCTTTAATTTTCTTGATTGTGGCTTTGTCTGTTTTTGGAATTAAGATAACTGTTGAATACTTAGCCTCTTGACCTTCAAAGGCTTTAGGCTCTAGTAAAGCTACATAGCTTAGGCGTACTTTTCCGGTTACTACTTTAGTTGTGCTTGGTGTCATCATTTTTTTCTCCTATAATGTTTCTAGTTGTTTTACTAAATCGCCAATTTCTAATTTTTCAAAACTGCACTTTTACTTTATAAATCTTCATATTCTATTCAAACTCCTTTATTGCTTGTTCTAAGCTATTTAACGCGGGGCGCTTGTCGCTATTTTTGACAAGGACAGGTTTACCTTGTGGTTTATCAAGGATAAAGGCCATCATGTCCTCAAAACGCTTCTTACCGACCATCTTCTCTAGAACCCCCATGGACAGTAGCTCTTTTGGTTTGTAGATATCTTCAAAGCCGTTTTCCTCAAGTATTGCCGCAGCTGCCTCCTTATTAGTAAGCACACGATTACTTCTACCTTCGACAATCTTATAGCCTGGAACTTCTTTTCCTGAGAGTGCTTCTTTCAGGGCATAGGCTTCAACTGACTCAACCCATTTCTTGATAGCTGAGGCTTTGTCGAGAATCTCTGCGACGGCTTCATCAGATAAATAGACAGGCTCCTGATAGTCATATTTATCAATTAATTCCCAGTTTTCTTGCGCTCTTGGCACCAATTTAGCCGCGACAGGAGACCACTGCAATACTTTTTCACTTAGGTTCCAGTCACCAATGCCTGCGTCTGCTTGAGCCGCCATAGGCAAGACAACATTATCCGCCCAATAGAGAAGCTCCTCTACGTAAATGTCAACTGAGCTAACCGAGTCTAAGCGCGGCTGAATAATGGTCATCTTAATACGGTCAAAGTCATAGACCATATCGTAGGAAGCATAAGCTCCTAGAGCGTACAGTCCCATCTGCGGGTTTTGATTAGCAGACACAGGCATGCCCTTACCATACTTAAGATCAATAATTTCAATGACTCCATCCGCCAAAATGACGACATCCGAAGTCCCAAAACCGCCCGGAACCCAGTCGCTAAAATCAACCCGTTTTTCAAGTTCAATTTCGGCGTTCTCATAAGCATTTAGGTGCTCTATAACGATATCTGTGTAAAGCTCCGTCATTTCTTCCATTTCTTCGTTGTAAAAATCTGAACTCTCTTTAAAAGTCTTGATTAGCGCGTTAAATTTACGCTTGGTGATTTTGCCAGACTTGTACATCAGTTTGATTTCTGAAAGCTCATGGGCGCTTGTGCCCTCTTGAGTGTATATGGTGTCGCGGCTAGGATAGTCTGCTTCTAATCTCGGTAGCATAGGACAATAAAGCCATCTGTGAGCACTAGAAGCAGACAGTAGTGCGTGATTTTCTACTGGCATTAGAGAGCCTCCAACTTCTCAACAAACTCCGCAAACTGGTATTCTTCAAGTTCACCAACTTTTGCGACGTCCATCTCTTTCAAGACCTCCTTGATGTCCTTTGACTTCCCTTCTTCAACCTTGGCTTTAGCCATTTTCTTAATGTCAGCTAATGTCAAAGTTACAGATTCTTCTTTCTTTTCAGGGGCTGATTTTTCTTCAACAACATCCTCGGTTGCTGTCTTCGGCATATCCAGAGCTTCACGCATAGCATCGAAAACACTTGCCATGCTCTCTGCTTTAAAAGTTACTTCAATCATTGTGTTTCTCTCTTTCTGTGTTATAATTTAAGTGTGTATAATTGTTGACGGTTTCCTAAGCCGTCTTTTTTGATGCAATCAATAGCCTCACCTCCCCAAAAGTCCTTTAATATCAAGAATGTCTTTAGCAACCTGACTACGATAGTGTGGGCTATCATGTAGACCTTTCTCGTAGTAGGGATTGGGCACAAACTCCCAATCTCCGCCCGGCAACTCAACTTCGATAACTTCGTTATCAATAATTTCTAACTCACGTTCAAGATAAACTAGTGCATATTCTAAATAGTTCATTTTCTCTCCTCAATTACTTGTTTTAAAGCTGTTAGTATAAAAACTGCGTCTGCTAAGGCTTGGTTTTGGGAGCAAGACCCCCCCTCCTGACGTAAAATATCATTTAAGCCATCTAGGGTTCCATCAATAAATTTTAGTGATATATTCATTTCTTTTTACCCCACAAAAATTCTTGCCATGACAAAGTTGCACCTTTAAATTCTTTCCCAGCCAACTTAACAAAGTTCCTCCTATCCTGGTCTTCTTTAAAAGTTTCCTTAGCTAATCGTCTCCAAAAGGCTTTTCTCGTCGCTTGACGCTCTAAGAAAGTTTCACTGAATTTAAAATCATTTCCTTGATAAAGAGCTTCGTATTTCTCCACATTATTTAACGAAGGCAGCTCAATCCAAAGCATCAATTTTAAATCTTGCTTGATAGCACTCAACTGAACAGATAGGATGGGTAAACTATCTCGTCTTTCAGCTTCAGGTTTAACTAACTCCCCCCTCAATCCGATTAAGGTTCTTAATAATCTTTTCAAAAGTTGTCATCATTCTGCACCTCCAAGCTTAATGAGTTTGTCAATAATACAAAGTTTTTCCTCTGAGTATTTCCTGTAGCTACTTCTCAAATTTAACAAGAGCTCCTCGTCCGAGATTTCACCCAATTCATTTAACTCAAACAGAGCTTCTACTGTACTCTCAAAATCTGTCGCATTAGCCAACAGTTGCTTTTGTAATTCCCATTTAGACATAACGTTCTGCACTCCATTTCTTGCTGTTTTCTAAAGCCACTTCCCTAAAAATTCTGCGTTTACTCTCTGGCGAATTGTGTTTTTTGATGACTTCGCGTTGTACTCTAGCGATGATTGCTAAGATGATTGTTGTTGCTAATAAAAATAATTCTAATTTGTTCATGTTATACTCCAATTTCTGTGATACCACTCGATGACTAAATCTCGTGGGTATTTTTCCCGACCTCCCGTTTCAATACGTGGGAAATCTTTGTGGCTGTTAAATCTTGCATCAAATGTTTTAGGGTCAATCCCAAACATCTTACTAACTTGCTTTTTATTGAGTTCTAGTGGATAAATTTCCGTTTCATTGTTAATCATTTTCATGACTTTGACTTTGCGCTCAATAAGACCCGCTTCAAACTCATCTAGCATTTGTAATAATCTGCTATCCATGATAAAATTACCTCATAAGTATTTTAATTAGCGACTGTTCCAGCAGTCGTTTTTTTGTGTTACCCTTCAAATAATTCCCACGGCTCGCGAATGCCAAGCTTGTCTGAGATATGTTTTTTAAATTCATCACTTCCGTGTCCTTCGTTTAGCAAACGTGTAATCATCGCCGCACTCACTCCTGCGACTTGAGCTAAATCAGAACGATTCCAGCCTTTTTGGTCCATCTTTTTTTTGACTAAATCAAGCCATATTTGATGTTGTTGGCCCATGCTATACCTCCTTCTTTGTAAAGTTAGTTAAAAAGTTAGTAAAATGATTGACAAATAATAATCAATAGATTAAAATTAATGCATAAAGAAAACGCTTGATAAAAACAAAGTCAAATCAATACTGTTGCTCGCCAAAGCTATTATTTTTTTGAGTAAGTTTTAACTCGTTGTTTTACTAACACTTTAACTTACAAGATATATTGTAATCTATTGATTAAATAAAGTCAACTATTTTAATCAATTTATTTCAATGTTTTTTGTCAATCTCTCTAGAAAGGTTGATATAGCAATGTTCCCAACATTTGAAAAGATAAAGGAATTAGCAGATAGACAAGGTATTTCCATCAATAAATTGGAGGAAAAATTAGGGTATAGTAGAAATACAATCTACAATTTAAAAACCAAAAAACCAAATGCTGAACGAATTTCAGAAATTGCTGACTACTTCCAAGTATCCACAGATTACCTGCTTGGTAGGACAGATAATCCTAAGATTGCGCAAGATGGGCAAGAATATACTTCTGACGACTTACGACAAATGGCCGAAAATGCAAAAACATTTGACGGTAAGCCACTTACTGAATCAGATATTGAAGCCATCCAAAACATCATTGAAATTTACTTGAAGGGAAGATAGTCTATGACTATTGAGGAGATGTTAGACTTCCATAATGTAGAATTAGCTTATTTTGACAATGATTTATGGCCACGTCCGGGGATATATGTTGATGAAATAAAAGTTGTCTTTGTTAATAGAGGATTATCAGAGGCATCTAAGAGGAAAGTTATTTTTCACGAGCTTGGGCACTTGGAACACGACTCTAACCAATATGGGCGCAGACACGAGGAATTTGAACTTGAAGCTAATAGATACATGATCAGATGTTTACTTGAAGACGAATTTGATAGAGTAGAAGATAAATATGAGTTCAATTACTTATCTTTTATGAAAAGGCACAACTTAAAAACCATAACTGATGAAGTCATGGTTATTAACGAATACTATAATCTGCTTGATGCGGTGTGAATATTGGAGGAATAAAAATGATAAAAGATATCATTGAGAATAATAGCTATCCAATCGTATTCATCGGTTCTGGGATATCAAAAAGATATTTAGAAGATTTTCCTACATGGTCAGCTCTACTAGAAGAGTATTGGGATAAAATTGAACAAGATACTTCGATTTTTCAATTTATGAGGCAACTAAAAAACAGCCCCGAAATCAAAACAGAGCCTGAAAATTCACAAGATTTTTTAATTAATACCAAAACAGCTGAATTTATTAAACAAAGATTTGATGATTTATTTTTTGAAAATAAAATAATACTTGATGATCTTGATGAAGGTACTGCCTATAGAAAAAATATATCTCCTTTTAATTTTTCTATTGCAAAGAGATTCTCAAATTACAGTATTAAACCAGAAATGCAAGATGAAATTGAAGTTTATAAATTATTCTTATCAAAAGCTAAAGTTATTGTAACTACTAATTATGATACTTTAACAGAAGATTTATTAAATTCAATTCATCAAAAACCAACAATATACATTGGACAGAAAGGCTTTTTTGATGATACTTATAATTGGTCAGAATTGTTTAAAATACACGGCGATATAAATGATCCAGATAGCATTGTTATTACCGAGGAAGATTATAAAAGATATGATAATAATTCCATATTAATAAGTGCTAAAATACTATCAAATTTAATTAATTCTCCAATAATTTTTCTTGGCTATTCATTGTCAGATAGAAATGTTCAAAAACTACTATCTGACTTCGCTTCTCAATTACCTGATGATGATATCAGAAAAAGCAGCAATAGAATTACAGTTGTAGAATATAGCCCCGATACTGACGATTTTGTAGAACAGATAGTTAATAATACTTCTCTAAATATTTCCCACTCTGTGGTAAGAACAAATAATTATATTAGGTTATACCAAGAATTATCAAAAATAAACCAAGGTCTTACTCCATTTGAAGTTAGCAGATACGAATCTGAGGTAAAAAAAATTATAATTTCAGCTGGGGCTAGTGGTAAACTAAATAGTTTCCTAGTAGCACCACAAAACCTACATGAAATGCCTGAAGATATTAAAAAAAGTAGAATTGTTGTTGCTCTAGGTGATAAAAAGAATATGTTTGTAAATCCTAGCTTAACAAATTATATTGATGATTATTTTCGCTTTGATGCTAGTTTTTTACCAGAAGTTGCTTTGCCTCTCATAGCAAACGAAAATACACAAGCTAGACTACCATTTGTTAAACATCTAAAAAATGTAAAGTTTGATAATTTTGATTTTTTAAATAAACGACAAAAAGAAAAACTACATACTAGAATTGAAAAAATGGGTACTCTAGATTCAATAATTGATACCGTACCGAAACATAATAAACGAATTTATGATAACCTACAAGAAATTATAGAAATGAAAATACCAAATACAAGAAAATTAGAATTAATAGTTTTTAATATCAAAAAGTTTAACCAAACTGATGTTTTCGACTATATTAATAGTTCTGTTTTGCCTGTTTTCTCTGATAATTATAACAACTCTGCTACAGAACTATCTGCTCAGAGACGCCTTTTATTAGCATATGATTTATTGAAAAACGGTGATATAAGATAAATAAAAACGATAGAGGACTACAACAGGAAGTAGAAATCTATCGTTCAGGCAAATGAGAAGGCAGGTTCTAATTGAAAATAGAAAATAGCACTTTCTTCATTAACTATTTTATATAAAGTTCCTAAATTAGTCAATTATATAAAAACACCACACTCTCCCCGACCAAAGTTTGAGTATGGTGCATCCATCATAGTAATTAACCAGCTCTCAAGCAGGTCTTTTACTATGCCTATTTTAACACATAAATGAGGTATAAAACAATGGCAAAATATAGAAAACGTGGTAAAACATGGTATTACCGTATCTACTACATAGATATCCAAGGCGAGAAGAGAGAAAAAACAAAGGGTGGTTTTAAAACAAAAGCGTTAGCTACTGCGGCTGCAGTCAAAGCTGAAGCCGAACTAAACAAAGATAATAATAACGAAGATATAACGCTTTATGATTTTTGTAAGGAGTGGGCTGAAATCTACAAACGTCCGCATGTCGTCGACAAAACTTGGGAGACTTACACTAAAAACCTCAAACACATCAAAAAATATTTTGGCGATATCAAGCTTAATAAAGTAACACATACACTTTACCAAAAGAAAATGAATGTTTTTGCTAGTAAATATGCCCAAGAAACGCTTGAAAAATTCCACTATCAAATCAAAGGGGCTGTTAAAGTCGCTGTTAGAGATGGGCTTATCAAAACAAATTTTGCCGAAGGTGCGATTGTAAAATCTCAAAAAGAAGCTAGAGCAAAAGAATTTGATTTCCTTGAAGAAGATGAATACCTTAATCTTATCAAAGTAACGAGTGAGAAATACCAGTATATTTCCTACTTTACTCTATACATCATAGCAGTGACTGGACTACGATTCGCCGAAGCGACCGGGATAACTTGGAGTGACATAGACTTTGAAAAGGGATTTATAGATATCAATAAATCGTTTGATTACTCAAAAACTCAAGAATTTAAGGAAACAAAAAACGAGCAATCAAAAAGACAAATTCCCATTGATCAGCAAACTATAAAATTGCTTAGAGCATTTAAAGAAAATTATTATAAAGAAAATGAGCTAAATAGGGTGCTCTACGGAGCTTCTAATTCGCTTTGCAATAGATTGGTTAAAAAAATTGTTGGTCGTCCTGTACACAACCATTCCCTACGTCACACTTACGCATCTTTTTTAATCTTAAAAGGCGTTGACCTAATATCTATATCTCAGTTGCTCGGACATGAGAATCTGAATATTACGCTTAAGGTGTATGCCCACCAGCTGGATAAACTCAAAGAGAGGAATAATCAGGCCATAAAAGACATCTTCGGAAATTTGACCGACTTTTGA